ACACCCTTATGCTATATTTCCAATTTTTCCTAGAGATTGGTTTATACTCTTAGATCATATAAGCTTACACGGTCAAAACGATGCATGGATTAGCGAGATAGCTTATAGTTTAGATATAATGAGAGATATAGATATTAATATTATTCATGATAGAGCTGATATAACTGGTAATAATAATGATGAGACTTTTAAAGAAAGAAAATATAACGAGGGAAATCCTGAAGATCCAAATGATTTACATAGTGAACGTATGAAAAATTTAAGATTAAAAGATATACAAAAATTAGCTTGGTATCTTAATAAAATAGGTCAAAAATCAGAAGCATGGGAATTAGTTCTTAGTAAAAAAAGAGATCCCTTTATTAGATTAAAAGAATTATTTAATATATATATTCAAAAAGGAGCTATAGGAGTAGGACTTCAAAATGCAAGAACAATCGATCAAACAAAAATTAAATGAGGCGATTATACTTTATCAAAAAACTAAAGATAAGCGTGCTCTTGAAGTAATAGAATTTTTTAATTTTATTTTAAAACATAATACTTGTAGAAAAAATTTAATTTCATATGCTAAACATATTTTTCCAGGATATAAAAATCCGGCACATATACAACTAATTGCTAAAAATTTAGAATTATTAGAAACAGGAGAAATTAAAAGACTTGCAGTCTTTATGCCGCCACGACATGGAAAATCTATGTTATGTAGCGAGTTCTTTCCAGCTTGGTATTTAGGAAATAATCCAAACGAATTTATTATACAAGCAACATATGCTCAAGAGCTTGCTGACGATTTTGGACGTAAAGTAAGAAATCAAGTTCAATCTCAAGATTTTAATGAAGTATTTAAAAATGTAGCTTTACGAAGTGACTCTACAAGTGCTAAACGTTTTCATACAACTCAAGGAGGAACATATAGTGCGGTAGGTGCAGGTGGAGCAATAACAGGTCGAGGTGCTCATTTATTAATTATAGACGATCCAATAAAAGGAAGAGAAGATGCTGAATCAGAAGTTCAACGTAAAAATTTAATTGATTGGTATAAATCAGTAGCTTATACACGACTACAACCTGGTGGTAAAATAATATTAATACAAACGAGATGGCACCAAGAAGATTTAGCAGGTTTTATTTTATCAGAGTCAAAAGAAAATTGGAAAGTTTTAGATTTACCTGCAATTGATGCTGAGGGAAATGCTTTATGGCCAGAGGCATACTCAAAAGAAGATTTAGAAAAAATAAAAAATACAGTAGGTCAACGAGTATGGCAATCGCTTTATCAACAGCAACCAGCAAATGAAGAGGGATCTATTATTAAAAGAAATTGGTGGAATATATATAACGAGAAAAAAATTCCAGTATTAAGTTATGTAATACAATCTTATGATACAGCATTTAGTACAGCTTCTACAGCCGACTTTAGTGCATGCACTACATGGGGAGTATTTACAGCTCGTGATGAAGAAAATAAACCTTACGCTGCATGTATATTATTAGATGCATGGAAAGAAAGATTAGAATATCCAGATTTAAGAAAACGTGCACAAGATAGTTTTAAAGAATGGATGCCCGATGGTGTATTAATTGAAAAACGAGCCTCGGGTCAATCTTTAATACAAGATATGAGAAGATCAGGTGTTCCTGTAATTACATTTTCTCCAGATAGAGATAAAGTTTCAAGAACACATAGCGTTGCAAGTATGTTTGAAGGTGGTTTAGTCTTTACACTTGATAAAGAATGGACTAAAGATGTAATAGAGGAATCTGCTCAATTTCCTTACGGTAAGTATGACGATGTACACGACACTTGTGTACAAGCTCTTATGCGAATACGAGAGGGATTTTTAGTAGTACACCCAGATGACCCTGAAGAAGATTATGACGAAAAAATTACAAAGTATAGAAAACACAAACGTTATTACTCTTAACGTTTTTAATAAAAAGCCATCATCACGAGTATTAACTCGTCATGAAAACGAAAAAATAATAGATGCTTTACATACAGCAGCAATTACAATTACTGATAGAATGGATTTAAAAGGATATGCTTTAATAGCATGGGATAAGAGAGGAACTCCTTGCATATCTTATCATACTAAACATCCAGAAAATCCTATATCTGAAATGATGATTCCTAGCTTTACACAAAGTTGTTTTCAAGGTATAATTTCTCAAAGATTATCAAAACCGGAGGACTTAGATGGTGAAGAATAATAAACAATATGGAATAGAAGATGTAAAAGCTTCAAATAAAAGATTTTACGAAAAGTTTCCTAGTGCTAAAGAAGATGCAGCAATGTTAAAAAGAGCTATGCAAGATAATGATAATGAAATTGTAAAAGAGGTTGATCAAGATCAAGTTAATCGTGAAAATTTTGAACAAAGTTTAATGGGAATTAAACCACAAGGTATTATCATTAAGAGAGTAATATAATTATGCCTAAAGATATAGAAAAAAGATTAGCTGGTTTAAAAGAAGCTCTTAAAGAAGGATTTGAACATACAAACCCTGCACGAGTTAAAATGACACCAGATGAATCAATGTCAGATAAAGAAAAAGATATGAAAAATTTTAAAGAAAAATTATCTGAAATGACTGATCAATTCAAAAAAAATATTTTACCTGCTTCTGATAAAGATATTAAAACTTTAAAAAAAACACTAGATGAAGAAGATTAATACTAAAAAATTAGAAAAAGGTTTAATGCCTTCTAAATCTGATTATAAAAAAAATGGTAAAAAAAACTCCAAGTGCTGATCCTTATAAAGAAGATGCTTTAAGACTTCAAGGAGATTATTATTTAAATCCAGAAGAAATGGAATATATTCAAGAAGAACAAAAATTAAATAATGGAAAAAAACTTTATTTTGATCCAGATATTGAATACATAGGAAGTATTGAATCATTTGATGAAGATGGTTTTAAAAAAGGACAAGATAGATCAAGAGGATAAAATGATAAAAAAAACTACAGAAGAAATTACTAAAGATATTTTAGATGTAGAATTTGAAAATATTTCAAAAGAAAAAGAATTTAATGAAGAAGGATATATGGAAGATCAAGATTCATCAAGAGAAGAAGATGTTGCTGAAGTTGTTCCAATTTCTAAAGAAAAAAGTCCATTAGAAAAAGATGTCTATCCTCAAGGACGTAGAGAAAGATTTAAAAATAAAGATAAACCAAATCCTTACGATAAAAGAAAAACATGAAAATATCAGCAGGATCAGGTTCTGGTTTAGGTCGTTTACAAAAATCTATGGCCATTAAAAAATTAAAAAAGAAAAATGGTAAAAAAAAGTAATCCATACGGAACAGGATTATTTTTTAAAAGAACAAAAATAAAAAGACCTGGAAGGCATACTAAAAAATTAAATAAATCTAAAACTTATAAAAAATATAAAGGACAAGGAAAAAAATGAGACGAGAAAATCCAATTAACACTTCAGTTAAATCTGGAAATTTTAGACCAACTAAATCAGGTGCTGGTATGACACGTAAAGGTGTTATGGCATATAGACGAGCTAATCCAGGTTCTAAATTATCAACAGCTGTTACAGAGAAAAACCCATCGGGTAAAAGAGCAGCACGAAGAAAATCTTATTGCGCACGATCAGCTGGACAAATGAAAATGTTTCCAAAAGCTGCAAAAGATCCTAATAGTAGATTAAGACAAGCAAGAAGAAGATGGAGATGTCGTTAATTATTAAAATATTAAATAATTTTAATTCTTGGCTATCTTGTAAATTATGGATATACGAAGAAAAGAAAAGAAAGAAAAGACTTCAAAATTAAATTGTATCTATTATCTTAAAATAGGTATTTGTTCTTTATTACAAGCCTGTAAATGCAAAAAAGAATAACTATATAAATAGTAATAATAGGAGAATAATTATGTTTAATTTATTAGATTACCTAGATTATAGTAAAGTTAAGAGCTTTTGGACTGACTATAATCAAAAAGTTCAAAAGTTCTGGAAAGATGCTTTTGAAGATTACAAAGCACATTTTTCAAAATAAAATCATTTTTTCATTTGTTTAATCACTGGAATAATTAACTTTATTCCAGTGTTTTTTTGTTTTATACTTAGTAATAGATGTATAGGGTATGAACCCGGAGGTATTAAACAATGAAAAAAACAAAAGAACAAAACAAAATTTCCAAAGTTATGAAAGAGTATAAAAAGGGAGAGCTTAATATTGGAAAATCAAAGAAAAAAGTTAAATCAAAAAAACAGGCTATAGCAATTGCTTTATCAGAAGCAAGGAAAGGAAAAAAATAATGAAGAAGAAAAAAAGCAAAAAACCTTTTCCTGATATGTCGGGAGATGGTAAAATTACTAAAAAAGATATTTTAATTGCACGAGGTGTAATTAAAAAAAAGAAAAAATAAATGTTAACTAGATCAAAGTTTGAAAAACAAATGATAAGACCTAGAAAAAGAAAAGTAAAATCCGATTATCTTGCCGGTTTATCTGGTAAAGAAAGAACTGCAAGAAAAGCTGCACTTTTAAGATTAAATAAAAATACTAAAGGTTCAGGTATTTTACCCGGTGATTTAAATAAACAAGGTAAATTAAAAGGAAGTAAAAAACAAAGTCCACATAACGAAAGGTTTAAAAGAAAATATGGGTAATGTTTCAAAAGCAATACAAAATAAAGCAAAAAAAACTGGAGTATCAACTTCTAAAATAAGACAAATTTATAATAGAGGTCTTGCTGCTTACAGAACAGGAGGTCATCGTCCTGGCGTATCATCACATGCATGGGCAATGGCCAGAGTCAATTCTGCTCTTACAGGAGGAAAAGCTGCAAAAGTAGATAAAGACATATTAACAGGTAGAAAAAGTAAAAATAGAAATCCTGATGGTACAACTAAGAAAGGTAAAAAATGAAACAAGGATTATACGCAAATATAAATAAAAGAAGAAAAATGGGAAAGAGTAGATCAAAATCAAAATCTACTATATCTGCAAAAGCATATGCTAATATGAGAAAAGGATTTCCTAAAAAATAATATGGCTCTTGAAGTTGAACTAGAAAAGAAAAAACTGCAATATACCGATGATGAAGGTAAAAAAATCACTGTCGATATAAATGAAGATGAAACCGATAAAGCTGAAGAAGAATTTAAATCAGATCATTATGAAAATCTTGCAGAAACTTTAGATAGTTTTAAAATTTCAAGAATAGGAAAACAATTAATTACAGCTTACGAAGATGATAAATCTTCAAGAAAACAATGGGAAGATCAATACTCTAAAGGTCTAAAAATGTTAGGTGTAATTGTTGAAGATAGAAACGATCCATTTCCTGGTGCTTCTGGAGTACATCATCCATTACTTGCAGAAGCAGCCACACAATTTCAAGCAAGGGCTATTGCAGAATTATTTCCAGCGGGAGGACCTGTTAAAACTCAAATAATAGGAAAACCTACAGATAAAAAAATAGATCAAGCTCAACGAGTTGAAGATTTTATGAATTATCAACTTACTACTCAAATACCAGATTACTTTAATGAATTAGATCAAATGTTATTTTATTTATCATTATCTGGTTCAGCTTTTAAAAAAATATATTTTGATGATACTTTAGATAGAATTTGCGCAAAATTTGTACCGGCTGAAGACTTTGTAATATCGTATCAAAATACAGATTTAGAAACTTCAGAAAGATATACACAAGTAATGAAATTATCAGTAAATGAAATTAAAAAATATCAAGTCGTAGGATTTTATAGAGATGTTCCTTTATCTAAAACACAGGCTGATACAAATGTTGATGATCAAATTCAACAAACACTTCAAAGATTAGAAGGAATGTCTCCATCTTCTGCTGATCGATTACATGTTATTTTAGAAATGCATGTAGATTTAGATTTAGAAGAAGATCCAAATGGAATTGCTTTACCATACATAGTTACAATTGATTATGATATGCAAATTGTATTATCAATTAGACGTAATTGGAAAGAAGAAGATCAATTAAAACGTAAAAGAACTTATTTTATACATTATAAATATTTACCAGGTTTAGGATTTTATGGATTTGGTTTAATTCAATTAATAGGAGGTTTACAACACGCAAGCACTGGAGCTTTAAGAGCTTTATTAGATTCAGCAGCATTTGCAAATTTAAATGGTGGATTTAGAGCAAAAGGTGCAAGAATTGAGGGTGGAGATATTACAGTGGCTCCAGGAGATTGGGTAGAAGTAGAAGCTTATGGAGATGATTTAAGAAAATCTTTTATTCCACTTCCATTTAAAGAACCTTCTCCTACTTTACTTCAACTTTTAGGCGTAATGACAGAATCAGGTAGACGATTTGCATCAATTGCTGATGCTATGGTAGGTCAATCTGCCGGATCAGGTCCAGTTGGAACTACAATTGCTCTTATAGAACAAGGTTCTAAAGTTTTTTCTGCCATACATAAAAGATTACATCAAGCTCAAGGAAGAGAATTTAAATTGATTTATGAATTAAATGGAGAATATTTAGATGATGAATATCCATATGAAACAATTGGAGAGAAAAAATTAATAAGAAGAAAAGATTTTGATCAAGCAATTAATGTTGTACCAGTATCTGATCCTAATATTTCATCATCTGCTCAAAGAATAGCTTTAGCACAGACTGGACTTCAATTAGCACAGTCAGCTCCTCAAATTATTGATGTAAAACAAGCTTATAAAAGATTTTTAAAATCTTTAAATGTGCCTGACATAGAAAATTTATTAATAGACGAGAAAGAAACACCTCGTAGAGATCCAGTTTCTGAGAACATGGCGGTATTAAATGGAAAACCTATACAAGTTTTTGAAGAACAAGATCATCAAGCTCATCTTATAGTACATCAACAATTTATAAATGATCCAAGATTTGGTGGAACACCTGAAGCTAAACAAGTTTTATATGGTCAAATGTTAGCACACATGGGTCAACACATGGGATTTTTATATCAACAACAAATGCAAGCTTCAATTGAAGAAGGAATACCAGTATCAAGTGGTCAATTTAACAAAGAATTTAATGATAAAGAAGCAAAATCACTTTCAATAGAACAAGAAAATAGAATTGCAGCTGCAGCGGCACAAGCTGCTCAAAATTTAATGGGAAGTATGCCGCCAAATCCAGAACAACAAGAGATGCAAATGGATATGCAAGAGAAAATGGCTAAACTTCAAATTAAAAATGAAGAATTAAATATTCGTAAAGCTCGATTTGAAGAAGGTGTTAAAACTAATGAGAGACAACAAGCTAGAAAAGATGCTGAAGTAAAAGCTAAAATAGTAGAAGCTGCTTCTCGAATTGCAAAACGTGATAAATAATATGGGTATTAAAGCTGAAGAAATAAGACAAGCTAAAAAATTTTTAGAAAATCAAAAATTATCAATAAAAAAAGTTAAACCAAGACTTTTTGCAATT